TATCAAAGTGTAACAAGGTCGTCATCATCATAATCAACCACATCAAAGTCTGACGAATCAACATCTTGTGTGGGTTCCAAGATACTAGGTTTCATCATGATAGATGTACTTCCGCGAATCATTTTCTGTAAACTATCTACACTTGTTTCCGCAGTTACACGTAAATCAGGTAGTCCTATTCCTAGAGCATTTGCATATAAGTTTGCATATGCATCTTGATAGTCTCTTGTAAGAGACTCTGCTGCTTCAATCTTAGAATTTAATCTACTAATCTTGTCATCAAGGTTTGAAGACTTTTTGTCTACTTGTGCCATCTTTCTGACGGTTTCATCAAGTTCAGCTTGTAGACTTGCAACAACAGCAGATTTATCTTTGATAGATTTGTCAGCAGATTCTACCTTCTTAATATATTTAAGGTTTTCTTCTTTTAACTCAGAATTCTTTTGAATCTCAGCATCAAGAGAAGCCTGAACCTTACGTAGTTTTCTCTCATTAGATTGATTGATAAACTCCAGTTTATCTTCTAGCTGTTTAATCTTACGATCTCTTTCAGATACAGAACTTTGAATACTTCGTAATTCTTTTCGATGCTGTAACTGTAGATCTTTCAATTCAGTTGTTTTTAAATCTAAAGAACACTCCACAGAATCAATTACATTATTCAAATCATTTATTTGAGATTTGCAAATTCTCTCAACAGATGTCATTCTTCTAGCATTTTCGGATTGAAGGGATGTAACATATTCTTTAAGTTCTTTATTTTCTGCTTCTAATGCACTACACTTATTTTTATACTCTAGATACAACCAAACCATGCTATCTACTCTAGGATCTATTTCAATGCATTCACCTACTGTATCTTCACTACAACCTTCTGTATAAGTTGTAGTAGTTTCTAAACTAGGCTCATCCTCAATAGTAAGTTTAGCTGAATCAGGAATCTCTTCAGAAGTTAAAAGTGTCTGTTTCTTATCTTCTAACACTTTATATTCATCAGACTGTTTTGCAAAACAAGATTGAACTATATCAATAGAAGCTACTGTATCGAGTGAATCAATGTTATTCTTGACAGCAGCACATACGGCTTGATATTTTGCACGTTTATCAGAATCTGTAGAAGCAGCAATAGCTGTAAATTCAGGAATAGATTCCGGAAAAGCAGGAAATGTTACAAGATCGAATCCTCTAAATACAAAAGTATCAGGATCTACGGAATTCTGGATTATATCTCCAGCACCTCTTACAGAAATACCAAATTTAACACCAGCATCTTGAAAAGCCTTGACAATCCTTCCTACAGGAGTATCAATCAAATTAAATTTACCGAAAACTTTTCCAGAATTATCTATGTGACCTTCTGTCATGACAATACAAGCTTTTCTAAAATCTTGACAATCAGGATCACCTTCGGGATGACCTAAGTAACCAATATACCAACCATGTTCAATAGCTTTCTTATAGATATCAGAAGAAAATACATTCTCCCAAACCTCACGTGTTATATCTAAACCATTTAGGTTAGTAATGGTTGCATCTGCACATTCACCTTCATAAGTGCCTATAATAGCATTATTTAATGTCTCTACATTAGCATCTACATTCTTTATAGGTGCATTAGATGAAATCTTATTTTTAGACACCTTACAACACCTCACTTTAATAATTTAGTTACAAGTCTTACAGCTCCACCTACAAGTAAAGATTTCACAGCTTCCTTTATTAGTCCAGACTCTATAGTTTCATAATCAGAAACTTCAAATTCTTCAGATTCTACCAAATCTTCATAAGCTTCTGAATTTATGTCATCAATGGATTCAGAAACATCTTCTGGTACAGTTACCTCTGAAGATGATTCTACATCAATTTCATAAGTAGAATCTCCTACAGTTAGTTGTAACTTATCATCAAGAGTTTCAGAAATACCTAGACTATATTCACTTAATTCATCTATCTGATTAAGTAGATCTAAAATAGCTGCAGGAGTAAAAACGACATTCATAGTATTTATGCCTCCCATTTAGTTATTTACAACAGCAACAATCTGCATTTTCAAGATTACCAATTTGTATTTTCCAGATAACTTGAACCACTTGATTTCTTTCTACTCTTAGTATGTTTTCTTGTAACAGCCTTCTATTTTGAGTAGCTAAAGGTGATTTAGCTTCTGCTATTTGACTATCTGTAGGATTTTCTATACCTTGAGACTTTAGATACTCTATAGCAGCACAATCTGGCATAGATTCAGGATTCATATATTGATTATAAGAATTAGGAGGACAAGCACGATATCCTGCTAACAATCCATTTAAAGTTCCAGAAACAAATTCTTGTTGAGACCATAATCCTGCTTCTGATATAAATATGTAATCTTTACTTTTGTCTCTAAATTCATCAAAAGCTCCAGTAGGTATCATTGCGCTAAAAATCACATCAATTGTTTGAGGTTTTTCCGCTTGATATTCTGGAACTACATCTCTAAAGGAAATAGGTTGACGAGGAAATGTAGGAGTAATCAATTCAAAACAAGTGGGCTGATCTGCAGCAATTTTCCACTTATCAGATTGCCATACATTTAAATCACCAGTATCAGGGTTCACATATATCTCTTCATCATTTGTATAAGCTACACCCTTATAATATACCAGTGATCCTGCTTTATAGCTCCCTGTAATAGAATAAGATGTATATGCAGGACCTAATCCATAATAAGGACGATTATTGTTATAGATTGCACCATATCCGTCAGACCCAAATCCTGGGCGTTCATTCATGTAGTTATCATAGTCAGTTACAGAATCACCTGTATAAGTAGATCCAGATATTCCTGTAGGCAATCCTTCAGAATCTTCATCCTGATTTCTTAGACCCATAGTACCTAAAGAAATATACTTAGGAGTAAATTGATGTAACATGGAATAACCTTGATGATATATTCCATCTCCTGCAAGATAATGACCAATACCTTCTAGTAGCATACTAGTAGCAGAATTATGACCTTTCTGCTCTTGAATCAATCTTCCAGTACCTCTATCCAATACTCTAAGTGTAACATTATTGATAAGTTGAAACCGTTTAGAAGCTTCCATGTTTCTACTCCTTTCACGGTAGCTTTTATTATTTATAAAAGGTGTATCAAATATCATCCTCTGAAGGTATCTGCATAGAATCTCCAAGAGATCCCATAGGTGTAGAAGTAACATATTCAAGAGGATCTTTAGTATCTCTAACTTTATTTACCTGAGATTCATAATAGTCATTGTTATATACTTCTCCAGAATCAGCATCATAAACACTTACATCTTTTGGTGTTATAGTAGAAAGATTAGACAAATTATGTAATAAAGACCTGCTGGAGGATTCTCCGTTAGACAGTTGTAGAGAGTATAAAGCTCTATATCCAGGATTTATACTTTCATCTGCACTACCTTCATATTTACTATTTCTATACCATACAGGTTTTCTAGTATCACTTAGATGTTCAGGAGTATATCCAGATTCTCTTTGTTCTCTAGACATACTTTCTGTATCCTTCAAATAAGCTCCTTCGAGGTCTTCTTCTGAAACTTTTTGCATCCTAGAATAGTCTTCCTCTAACCAAACACCAGAAGGAATCTTAGAATCTAAGCTATAGTGGCCAACATGTGTTGGACTTATAGAAACATTTAAATCTGCTGTATTAGTTAATCTAGAATCAATACTTATCTTAGTCTTTGCATCATATCTTACACCTACATGTGGTACTAAATACATACCTACAGGTCTAACATATTCGGTACACACATCAATAGGAAGAGTATCACTAAAATATACCAGATCAATGTATCCTTCTTCTACATGAGGCTGTACAAATATAGAATTAGAAGGTATTGATGTATCCTCTAATCTGTTATTACGTATATCTTTTTCAGATGCAAGATCTTTTAGATGAAATTGATCCAAATTTACTTGTGCAGCTAAGGTGAGTCCATCTTTACTACCCTTCAGTCTTATCATAGACATGAAATACAATATAACAAGCCGATTAAACGCAGGTATCATCCTACTATCATATTTATATCCCATTGTATCTCCTAGCATCCAAAGCAAGTCTTCTGGACATCTAAGAGGATCAAATAGATCAAAAAATTCTTCAGTATCATATTGAATCTTACTTAAAGCAAGTTCAAACCATTTCATGAAAAACCTGAAATCAGAACTTTCTTGTTTATATACTTCAGGAACAGGTATCTGAGAAATATTCATAGTTTACACCTCACCTTCAATCTACAATATATTCCGGTGAAACTCTTATGTTTTCAGCACTTGTACCTAAATCTTTATATCTAGCAAATGAGATATAGTTAAAATAAGAAACATCGCAATTATACCAGTTAATAACGGGATTGTTGATACTTCCTGCATCAAAA